AGTTCTTAAGTGTATTTTATCTATTGTGTAACCAGGCCAAGAAGATATAGCGCCATCTAAATTACCACCTATAACAGACCAACCAGTAGATCCACCTACATTCTCGGTTTTCTTGGCTAGTGTATCTGGATTCGTGTCTGTTGTTTCAATTTTATAAGAAAAATTATTACCGTTAGTTGAGTGCATCATGAGTAACCACCCATTGAAACTGTAAGAAGTCCCACTGCTGAAATACATTATGTAATCATCTTGATCTCTTTGTAAGCTAACTCCGTTCCACGCGTGAGCAGTGTTGGGAACAACTAATCCGCTAAAATCAGTTTCACTAGAACAATCAGCCCAACTGCTTCCATCGTAAGAATAGCTTTCAACATCCTTATACATTAAAGAATCTGCTATTATACCGTTATTGAAAGGATTTCCTGTAGCTGCATTTATAAGTTCAGCAGCTGGTTCAGGGTACAAGTTTGATGTGTTTCTATATTTTGCAGTTCCGTGTGAACCAACATTAGCTCCAGTTCTGAAAACGTTTGGATAAGTCGCTATTTCATTACCGCCTAAAGTACCACTATTTATTGTTAAAGCTAAACCGCTACTTAAAAAAGTAGTGCCATCTATTTGAAGATTTGTTGATCCAGATCCACCAGCTCCTTTGAAGTTAATAGAAGCCCCTGACAATACAAGTTTACTTGTTTCTGAGCCAACCCCTTCAGTACCTGATAATCCTTGAGGTTTAAAAGCATCCCAACTGTGCCCTGTACCAGCGACTTTACCAGAAGTAGTGACTTTAAAAACATCAACACCGTTAAATTGAAAAGCAAACGGAGAATCAGTTGTGTCATCACCCCAGTTTATTACTGGTCTGTAATTATTAGTTGCGTATGGTATTATACCAAAAAAAGCTCCATCGGAATGCGATTGAAACTGTACTCCATAACCACCAGCGCCTGTATAGGTAGGATAAGAGTTAGTGTTAGGTAAGTCATCAGATTTACCAATATGTATTCTTCTATCGTAACCAGGACCTGTGGATATGTCTTCAAACATCATATCTATTTTAGGTGTAGTTCCAGTTTCACCTAATAAAAGATCTCCCGTTATCTTAGCTACTCCTACAACGTGTAACAATTGTTCTGGGTCATCCGTTCCTATACCAACTTTTCCCCCTTTTTTAATAGTCATTCCATTGGTTGCTAAAGTGTCACCCCAATGTCCTAATTGTAATGTCCCTATACCATTACCATCCCCTTGATTATATTTAATAATACCAACTTTATCTGCTACACCATCCTCACCTAAGAATATCTCTGTGTTTGCAGTGCCTCCATATATGTGTAGTTTAGCGTCAGGATTCTCAATACCAAGTCCCATTCTATACGCTGAGCTACCTATGTGCTTAAAAATAGCAACGTGGTTACCGTCTTGGCCTTGCATTATGTTAATGTTTTTAACTGAGTCTGCAACTAAATTTAAACTACCTCCTACAGCATTGAAAAAATGATGAGGCTGTTGGCCAGTATAGGTTTCTTGATATTGATGGATAGAAATACCACTAAAGTAACTAGTGTCTTGTATATCGTGAACAGTGAAAGCACTAGTAGGTGTTTGAGGCCCAACACCAACCTTTGTATTTGTTCTGGATGTTCCAATTAACTTCATTATTTGTTGACCATTATCATTTAAGATAGATGTACTTGTCCCAACAAATTTTAAACCGTTATGTGTTTGTGTTAATATAGCCATTTATTTATGTTATTGTATATGAATGAGATCCGTAAAAATCCGTTACTCTTACGTTAAGTTGAGCAAACGACCCGCTAATGTAATTGAATGTTAATGTTAATTTACCTGAATTTGTTGTAGATCCATCTTGCCCTACTGACATAGTAAATGTACTGCCAGATAGTTCTCCAATACGCTCTATTTCGTCCCAATGATGTGATGTGTAATTATTAGACCATATACCTCTTATGTATAAGTTATTATATGTACCTCCGTTTGTTTGGTTTGCTGTTATTACAACTTCGCTTTGGTAATAAGAACCACAAGTCCAATCTAACACAGCATCAACTTGAGAATTATAAAAGTAAGTAGACATAACGTCATTCGATATTCTAGTTACTTTTCTGTTAGTCGACGTTGGCTGGATGTCTAGCTTAGCTTGCGGATTGTTATGTCCAACACTAAGCCCAGTACCATTAAGCCTCATTATCTCTGTGCTATTTTCAAAGAACCTATACAGTGGAGTAGAACCAGAATAAAAATCTATAGAATCTATAAGTGCCGTCCCTGCTTGACCAATCTGAATAAGGTCAGTAGATGTTTTACCTATAAGCTTTCTTAAATTACTACCATCTTTAGTGAATATAAAATCGTTTTCCTGAATTACCAAGCCCACATCACTGTGATCTGCTTCAGTACCACCACCATTCCAAGCACCACCATTCGTCATTAAAACACCATCAACCTCAAGTTTTACAGCAGGAGTTTCTGTGCCAATTCCAGTCTTTCCATCTTCTAGTATAGTCATAGCCCTAGTGGTAGTCAAACCGGCTACACCTGCTAAAGTTGTAGGGTAGCTCTGAGCCGTGTTGTAAACATCAAAACACAAGTTAGCACCTATCATTCTTATTCTATCATAACCAGAAGTAGTACTATGGCCATCGTTTCCCTTGTAGAGTATTAACTCAGATTTTTCAGTGCCTCCGTAAAGGTATTCACCGATATAGGTTGTCGAATAACCTGATGTAGAATCACCAGTAGTTCCTTTAAATGCTATAAAGTTTTCAGACCCTGTACTTCCTATAAATAGATTACCAGCCGTAGTTAAGTCACTTGATACTTTTAGTTTATTTGTTAAATCCCAAGTATCATCAGCATCGTCAAATATTAAACTAGCTTCAGTTATAGCTACGTCATTTGAATCAAGACCTCTATAAATAGATATACCAGACGTAGTAGCGGTTGCTGAACTGTCTGATTGAGTTTTATTTAATACTATTATATTATCCTCTACTTCTACCGTTTGTGTATTTAGTATAGTTTGAGTACCATCAACAGTTAAGTTTCCAGTAATTGTCACGTTACCAGCAAAATCAGTAGAGTTGTCGTTGTTAAACGTAACCATGTTACGCGAGTTTACTTCATCTCTGATATATAATTGGTCGTCGCTACCATCTTGCCATAGACGCCATTTTAAAACTCCAGCTGTGTAAAATAAAAGATTATTATCAAAATCAGTACTTGCTCTATCTAACCTTATAGAAGCATGACTAACTGAATCCACATAAATACCACTTGATGAACCGTTAACTACTAAATCTCCAGCGAGTGTTAAACCTCCCGCGTTGGTAAGAGCCATTCTAGTAGAGTAAGCACTGCCGTCCCAGTTTTTCCACCTTAAAGTAGCTCCATCATATAGATTTTGCATGTAACCAACTGCGCTATTATCAGTAGACTTAAACCTCATACCCGCAGGATCTGTAGCGGTTGAAGACGCCATTTCAAGCATAACACCCGTGTTTAAACCAGCGTTGTCTACGTTTTTAGATAAGTGAAGCGCAAATTCAGGAGCTGTAGTTCCTATACCTATTTTGTCTCCAAAAGTACCACCGTTTGCTTTTGATACAAAATCCGTGACAGCCGCAGGTATCGTAGTGTCTCCTGCCATTGCTGTAGTTGATGTTGTTCCTATTACTAAAGCGTCTGTTATACCGTAACCAGCTATCGTGGTTGGTGGAGTCTCTATTTCTGCAAACGTAGGTTTATGTCCTTCGTGATATATTTCGTTAGTTAAGTGCTTTATAGTAGTGTGACCCTCGTTAAACGTAGTTATGTTACTTGACGTAGGAGAGTCATAAAAAACAGTTGTTGCTCCACCTGATGTTGGATTACTGTTTTGTATTCCATGACCATATGTTTTTATATTTATTTGCCATTGACTATAATGGGATGCCTCAGCATAAAGGTCAACGTAGAAAGTATCTTGACCTGAATAATCCCAACCTGCATCTACAGGAGTGCCTAAAACAAATCTAAATCTTCCAACCATCGGCCCAGTAGCTTCTTTTAGATATAAATCCATCATGTTAGCTTGACTACCAGATCCGCCATAATCTCCCATCAACTTATATCTAAGGTGACCTGATTCGTAGCTTTCAGCCGTAACATTAAATTCTATGTTTTGCCAGTTTCCGTCCCAATGCGCAGGGCATCCATAAAGTCTACCTATGTGATATCTTTTTGCTTGAGTTGAATCCGCATCAATATTGTCAAAAGTATGAAACGCTTCAGCATGATCTATTTGAGCTAAAGTGTAACCTCCTAGTTTGCTTGAATCTGTTGCTAGTGTAGTCGTAGCAGAATTACCTAATATGTTTGTTTGATCTCCTGTGTTAGTACCTGATGATGTTCCTGAAAAATTTGTAGCACCTATTGTACCGCTGAAAGTAGCATTACCTGTTGTCGCAGCTAAGCTTAAGAAATAAGTTGCTTGAGTAACATTATATATTCCAAATGCCCCATTGTTGTTTATAATAGAGTAATCATCTTCCCCAACATCAGTACTGTACATATTGAACCTTGGGTAAGCACCGTTAAGAGTTATGTTACTACCGTTAACACTTAAGTTACCTCCAAAAGTACCTCCATTTTGAACTTGTAAATCATCGTTTATGTATACTGCATTTAACCCTGACTTTAATTGCATCTGTAAATTAACAGTTTCAATTAAACCACTTGTGTGTAATTTTGTTACGTCAGCATCATTTGTTCCGTGTATACTTACATAATCATTTGTACTATTATCGTCTGATGGACATAAGTGTATTACACCCATATTTTGATAAGCCGCAACTGAGCTACTCTCGTGCATTATGAAACCTGGATCATTACTTCCCGATACAACACCAAATGATATATATGACTTAGATGTGTTTCCAATAAAACTATCTGCTATTGGTGCAGTGTCGTATTCATTGTTAAAAGTCATTTTTTCAGCACCACCTGCTGTGTCTATTACTAATCCTCCAGTAAGTGTTCCACCAGTAAGTGGTAGGAAAGTTCCTGTACCTGGCAATGTAGAGTCTGCAGTAACATTTCCATCACTATCGGTTTTTAAATAACCTTCATCGTAATCATTTAATTGTACCGTACCAGTAACGTCTATACCGTTTAAGAACTTGTTAGCCATATTTTATTTTAGTTTTTACCCGACCTTAGTCATAAGCACTCTAATTGCATTTGATGCAGGTGCTGCTGCAAATATAACGTTTACAACTCCACTAGCCGCTCTTTCAACATCCGCATAAACTGTGGCTCCTGTAGAAACTTCAATTAATTGTATCATAAACGAAGTAGAAACTGTACCTAATCCATGATTGGACTGTGCTGTTCCAGAAGCTCCTGTATTTTTTAATATTAATGTTGTTGCTGTTCCGTCTCCAATTAAACCAGAGTATTCTCTAGCTGTAATCCTACCATCAACACCAGCAGTTAAATCAACTGAAGTTAAACCTGTAGTATGACCATATGTGTCTAGAGTAACATCTTGTATAACGCTGAGTCCAGAATTATCTACTGAAGCTTGAGAAGAAGTGTCTTCGTGATTTATAGTTATTTCAGTAGCACCACCATTTAACGTGAATGTACCTCCAGTGATTAAACCAGCTCCTGCTGTAATAGTTATTGTGCTGTCACTAATATTACTAGTTAAAGCTACTGTTCCTGTAGTGTCTGGTAGTGTATATGTTCTATCTGCTGTTAAAGCTCCAGCCAATAAAGTTCCTTCATGATCATCTGCAACAGTTCCTTCAAAAACAATACCGTTACTTGTTGATACTGTTTCTACATTGTTTGTAGTAACTGTTCCTGTAACTTGCAAGTCTCCAGGAATAACTACTGTTGTTGTTGAAGCACCCATTGTAAGGTTGTTTGCTCCAACTGTATCGAAAATTGTGTGAGCAGCTTCTGTTAAATCTAAATCTGTAAGACCTACCAATGCAGTTATTGTATCGCCTAAATTTACATCTGTAGTTCCTATTGTAATTGAAGGATTAGCTAAATGTTCATTATCTACAGACCCATCTACATAGTGTTCTGAGTTAATAGAATTATCTGCTATCTTGGTTCCGTCAACTGAATCTGCAGCTAAATGCTCTAAGTCAATGCTTCCATCTGTATAGTGCTCTGAATCAATAGCGTCATCAGCTATCTTAGTTCCATCAACACTATCTGCTGCCAAGTGAGCTAAATCAATACTTCCGTCTACATAGTGTTCAGAGTCTATTGAATCATCAGCTATTTTTGTTCCATCTACTGCATCAGCTCCAATTTGAGTTCCCGTAACACCACCGTCTTTTATTTTTAAAACATCAGTATCAATAGTAAGTGTAGCGTTGTCATCATTAACGCTTATAACCCCAGCACTGTATGTTAATCCATCTCCAGCTACATCAGATTTTAATCCTAAAGTTACATCAAAAGCTCCAGCAGTTGCTGAATCTGCTCCAGATTCTACTTCTAGTCCTTCACCAGCTCTTACAGCTACAGAAGATATATCTCCTGAACCATCTAAAGTTACCCAATAACCAGTATCAGCTCCGTTATGGAACTTTATTGCATTACTAGTAGAATTGTAAATAACCCTACCTTCGTAGGTTGCTCCTGATAATACAGGATCTGTTGCAACAACTTGTAGCTTCGCATTGTTTAGCTGCAGGTTCTCTAGTGAGATGTTGTTTAAAAATTTAATATCTGCCATAGTGTTTTAGTTTAAATATGCTTTTCCAGAAAACTGGTTTACAAATGTTATTGTTAGATTATCATTGTCAATATGCTGTACATCTCCTAGAACTTGTGTTCCTGCTGAATCAACAACAGTAACTGATGGGAATTTATTTAACCCGTGATTAATAGTCCAACTCGCCGAAGGTGAAGCTTGATTAAAAGCGTAATGTTTATCGGTTGATGATAGATAATCATATTGCAGCAAAGATATTAAATAATTAGACTCATTTTCTAAGCTAGAGTTCCCAAAAACATGATATAACGAGATATCATATACATTAGGAAACTTACTTGATGAGGTAGAAGATAGCCAGTTATATATTCCAAACTTTGATGGATCTCCTGATTTCTGTATTATAACTCTAGAGTCAACTAGACTATCATAATAACTACTAAGGTCTCTTCCAGCTACGTCTTTTGAAGTAATTAATAAATTTGATATTGAAGAAAAAGAAACAGAAGAAAGTGTAGGTGGATCAAAACTAATAGTTCCATCTACTCTAGTAGAGGTTGATAACGGTTGACCATCATACTTAAATTGAGAGTTTCCAGATTCAATTAAGCCTGAACTATTTAAAAAGGATATTATATCCCCTAAATCAAAATTTTTCGTTATCGTTCCTGCCGAATCAGTACCTATTACCTTATCCCTAACAGTAATAATCTGATCTATAGCATAAGTGCTAATACTTGCCATTTATAAATCTTTTATGCAAAGATAAGATTTTAACAAAGGCAAAAATAAAGTCTAGTCTTTGTTTTTTCTAACAGCGCTTCCGTAGAAATATCCGAAAATAGAAAGTACAATACCTTCACTTATTCCTATAAGATGAATC